TAGAGAATTGGCTACTCACGCAAACGACATTAAACATCTGCAGGATGATATGGATCGTTTGATGACGGACATTACTGCAATTAAAAATAGCCTATCTGACATTAATAAAACGCTGTCTGAAGCAAAGGGTGGCTGGAAAGTATTGATGTGGGCGGGTGGTGCAGTTAGTGCGGCTACAGGAATAGCTGGATTTATTGCAGGACATTGGGGTAGTAAATAATGCCTAGTGTCTCCAAAAAACAGCACAACTTGATGGCAGCGGTGGCTAATAATCCCAAGTTTGCCAAAAAGGTGGGCATTCCCAAGTCTGTTGGGGAAGAGTTTTTAAAGGCCGATAAAGGCAAACGATTTGGTACTGGCGGTGATGTTGGCTATACCTATGGCGGACAAAACCAAATTAATAAGCAGCGGACTCGTTTTGGCAGTAAGTTTGGTTACAAGCTTAATGCCCCAAATGAGAATTTAAACAAGTATGTAGGTAAAAAGGAAGGTGGAACCGTGAAACATTCAGATACTGCAAAAGATAAACCCATGATGAAGAAGGTTGCAGCTGAGGCCGTTAAAGGACACGAGAAGCGCATGCACAAAATGGCTGGTGGCGGTGTAACCCGTGCTGATGGTTGCGTAACCAAAGGCCACACCAAAGGCAAAATGATCGCTATGCGCATGGGCGGGAAGGCCTGCGGCTAATGGAGCAGATGGCGCTAGACCTAGGTGACTCTGAAGAAGAGAACCGCAAAAAGCGTATTGCCGACGCTAAGGCTAAAGTAAAAGAGTTAGCTGAGGAGCATCGTGCTACCGCTAAAGATGAGCGGACGTACAAGCGGTTTGGGGAGCCTGTTACTCGTGGTGGTGGCGGAGGCGGAGCGATGCCTAAGTCAAACCGTGACATTACGAAGACCTATAAAGCGGGGGGTAAAGTGTCTTCCGCTTCAAAACGAGCCGATGGCTGCGCTATTCGGGGTAAAACTAAAGGACGCATGGTATGAGTGATACATACAAAGGCACATACAACCCAAGCAAAAAGCGTGGGGAACTCCTTAAAGATGGTATGTCTACAGGGGATTATTTTTCTGATTTAGATGAAGCTCAAGACAAAGCGGCTCAAATGAATGCTGATGAGCGTCGTAAAGCTAAATCTGAAGAGCGTAAGCCGGTAGCTGAAGGACTGAAAAAAGCGGTTGGTATGAAAGCGGGGGGTACAGCTTCATCCCGTGCAGATGGTTGTGCTATGCGTGGCAAAACTCGGGGCAAGATTGTATGAGAGCCAGCCGTGGCATGGGCGCTATAGCCCCCTCTAAAATGCCTAAGGGTAAGGTTATTCGCCGTAGGGATAATCCTGATGAAGTTGATATGTACAAAGAAGGCGGCAAGGTATCTAAGGTTAACCAGGCTGGTAACTATACGAAGCCTGGTATGCGCAAGGCTTTATTTGAGAGTATCAAAGCGTCAGCTGTGCAAGGTACTGCGGCGGGTCAGTGGAGTGCTCGTAAAGCGCAGCTCCTAGCTAAACGTTATAAAGAAAAAGGTGGAGGTTATCGTGGCTAAATCGTTTCCAGACTTAAATAATGATGGCGAAGTAACCAAGGCCGACATCCTAAAAGGCCGTGGTGTTGGCATGAAAAAAGGTGGGTCGACCAGCAAATGGATTCAGTCTGCAATTAAAAAGCCTGGTGCTTTAAAGAAAGCTATGGGCGTCAAAGCTGGTGAGAAGATCCCAGCCAAGAAGCTTGAAGCTGCTGCTAAAAAGCCCGGTAAGATGGGCCAACGTGCGAGGTTAGCTAAGACTTTGTCGAAGCTAAAAAAATAATGCCGTTCCTTTGGGATTGGATTTGGAGAAAATTAAGTGGCACTAGCAAAACCCCAACGCAGCCTCAAAGCTTGGACCAAGCAGGAATGGACAACCAAGTCGGGGAAAAAGTCGTCCGAAACAGGCGAAAGGTATCTGCCAAAAAAGGCAGTACAAGCGCTAAGCCCCGCCGAGTACGCAGCGACAACACGAGCAAAACGAGCCGGAAAAGCCCAAGGAAAGCAGTTTGTCCCGCAGCCTCCAAAAATAAAGCAAAAGGTAAAGCCATACCGAAAGGTTAAATAATGTCCACTACAGGAACAAGTACCTTCAATCTGGATATGAACGACCTCATTGAGGAGGCGTATGAGCGTTGTGGTTTAGAAGTTCGTTCTGGATATGACTTCCGTACCGCACGACGGTCTGTAAATTTGCTCACTATTGAGTGGGCTAACCGAGGGATTAACCTCTGGACTATCGAGCAAGGCCAGATTGTTATGAATACACAGCAGGCTATTTATGCCCTGCCTGTGGATACGATCGACATTTTAGATGCCGTAACCCGAACCAATAATGGTAGCCAGTCTAACCAGATCGACATTAACTTAAGTCGTATAAGCGAGTCCGACTATATAACTATTCCTAATAAAAACACGACTGGGCGCCCTATTCAAATGTGGATTAATAGGCAGTCTGGGGGTACTTCAGTAACGCCTCAAACTACTTTAGCAGCTGCTATAACAGCTGCTGACCAGACCACTATTACCCTGACAAACGCTTCTAATCTGCCAACTCAAGGCTTTATTAATATTAACAACGAGACTATTGCTTATCAAAATATTGTTGGTAATCAAATACTTAATGCCTGGCGGGGGCAAAACGGTACAACAGCTACTACGCATTTAAACGGAGCTGATGTGTACAACAACCAGCTACCTAGCGTTAATGTCTGGCCTACCCCAAATCCACCTGGCAATCAGTACACATTGGTTTATTACCGTATGCGTCGTATCCAAGACGCTGGTGGCGGTGTACGCACGCAGGATATTCCATTTCGCTTTATTCCATGTATGGTTGCAGGGTTGGCGTATCACCTAAGCGTCAAAATGCCAGGCGTTGATCCAAATAAAATTATGCTGCTTAAGGCCGACTACGAGCAGCAGTGGACTCTGGCAGAACAAGAAGACCGTGAAAAAGCCCCATTACGGGTGGTTCCACGTAATATGTTTTATTACCGTTAATATGCCATGCCAAACAAGTTTGCTTCTGGAAAATATGCAATTGCCGAATGCGACCGGTGCGCTGGGCGGTACAAACTTAAAGAACTACGGACTCAAGTTCTTAAGACTAAACCGTACAAAATTAAAGTATGTAAAACATGTTGGGACCCAGATCAGCCGCAGTTGCAATTGGGTATGTATCCAGTTAATGATCCGCAAGCCGTTCGTGAACCTAGACCAGATGTTAGCTATCAGGTATCTGGACAAAGCGGGTTGCAGTTAAATTTAACTGGGGTGGGCCCAGATGGTTTTGGTAGTCCGGAGTTAGGTAGCAGAATTATTCAGTGGGGCTGGAATCCTGTGGGCGGTGCAAGGGGACCAGATGCAGGATTAACCCCAAATGACTTGGCACCAGCGGTAGTAGTTGGTACAGTAACGGTAACGACAATTTAGGAGTAAATTATGTACAAAAAAGGCGCAGACGGAATCACCAAGAAGGGCAAAACCGATGCAAAGGTATACCCCAACAGCGGTCCAAGTGTTGTAGACAAAGGACCAAAACCAGCTAAAAGTTCTTTAAATAAGAACATGAAAGCAATGGGCCGCAATATGGCTCGTATGGCTAACCAAAGAGGTCGATAATGGCTAAATATTCTATGAAAAAAGGTGGCAAAGAAGTGGGTCCTGCTGAGATCTATGCTGCGCCGCACACTATGGCTGGTAAATCTACCAACGTAGATACGTACGATAACTACACCACCGGTGCCAAAGTAATGGACACAATGAATATGTCTACTGGCGGTATTAGCAAGGGCAACTACGCTAAAGAAAACCCATACGGTGTTGGTGTAATGCGTGGTTATGGCGCTGCTACTAAAGGGCGTAAGATTAGCGGGAAAATGGGTTAATGAACTTTCAGCAGCTATCTCAGGCTATACAAGCCTACACCGAGACTACTGAGCAACTGTTTGTTGAGAATATCCCAAACTTTGTTCAGCTCTGTGAAGAACGGATTTATAACGCCGTTCAGATACCTGCTATTCGTAAAAACCAGATTGGTAACTTTACCAACGGAGACAAGTACTTAGCTCTTCCTAACGATTACTTAGCGTCTTTTTCTTTAGCAGTCATACTGCCAGATGGTAGCCAGCACTTTTTAATTGATAAAGACGTTAACTTTATCCGTGAAGCATATCCCGATCCTACTGATACCGGAGTGCCAAAGTATTACGCCCAGTTTTTACCCTATACCTATATTATCGGGCCGACCCCAGACGATGATTACCAGTGCGAATTGCACTATTACTACTACCCAACTACGATTGTTCAGGGCGGTATTGCTGGGTTTGGCACTATTACTCCTGGACTTGGATATACCGATGGTATATACGAAGGGGTTAATTTAACTGGTGGTGAAGGCTCTAATGGAACAGCCACAATCACTGTGTCTGGTGGCGCAGTAACCGCAATTACACTAGTCAACCCAGGTTACTTGTACAACATAGGTGATGTAGTAAGCGCCTCTGTTGCGAGTCTTGGTGGTACTGGAAGTGGTTTTTCCGTGCCGATCAATAATGTTCAAAATCCATCAGGAACTTCTTGGTTGGGTGATAATTTTGAATCGGTTTTACTGTATGGTTCGTTACGTGAAGCCATTATCTTCCAAAAGGGAGAGCAAGATATGGTCAACTATTATGAACAAAAGTATCAAGAATCCTTAGCATTACTCAAAGATTTGGGTGATGGTAAAGATAGACGTAGTGCTTATCGTGATGGACAATTACGATTACCTGTACCAGGACCCGTTAGATAATTTTTTAGGAGCAAAAAATGGCAATTACCCAAGCAATGGCTACCTCGTTCAAGGTTCAACTCTTGAATGGCGTGCAAAACTTTTCATCAGACACGTTTAAATTAGCGCTGTATACCAGTTCAGCTACTTTAGGCGAAAATACAACTGCGTATTCCGCAACCAACGAAGTACCTTCAACTGGCAACTACTCTGCTGGCGGAAATACTTTAACGGTTTCTGTGACCCCAACAAACTCTGGCAACGTGGCTTATATCTCGTTTGCTAATACTTCTTGGGCAAATGCAACAATTACCGCTAACGGCGCTTTGATTTACAACAACAGTAAGTCTAATTCTGCTGTTGCCGTACTGGCTTTTGGTGGCGATAAGACCTCAACAAACGGTACTTTTGCAGTTAATTTCCCAACTGCAGACGCAAGCAACGCAATTATTCGTCTGACCGCTTCGTAATTAGGAGGGCCGTATGGCTTTGGTCTTAAAAGATAGGGTTAAAGAATCCAGTGCTAGCTCTGGTACAGGTAGCATTACGCTTGGTGGTGCTTTTCCGGGCTATCAAACGTTTAGCGCATCCATAGCAAGTGGGTCGACTGTTTATTACACCATTCATAATTTAGTGCCAGGTTTTGACACTGAATGGGAAGTTGGTGTCGGTACATTTACATCTCCAAGTACGCTTAGCCGAAACACGATTCTTTCCTCATCTACTGGATCAGCAGTTAACTTTACCGCTGGCACCGAAGGTCTTGAGGTATTTGTTACCCAACCAGCTGAAGAAGCGGTTTATATTAACCAAGCTACGGGTAAAGTTGAAGTTGGTGGTAATGGCACAAATAGTGTTTCGTTTACTACAATCGTTGCTAATACTGCGACCTTAACGGACGGAACAGTTAGCGCCACCCCTGCTAATGCAACTGATATCGTTAATAAATCGTATGTAGATAACATTGTTGCTGCCGGTGTTCATTATCACGAGCCCGTTTTTGTTGAATCACCAACCCCTCTAAACGCCGTGTATGTCCAGCCAAACGGTGCTGGTAATGGCGTAGGTGCGACCCTTACTAATAACGGAGCAAACGCTGCGCTCGTAATTGATGGTGTTAGTGTGTCTAACACTGCCCGTGTTTTGGTTTATACACAATCAAATGCGGTACAAAATGGTATTTATACAGTCACTAACCCAGGAAACTCAACCGCTCAGTGGGTTTTAACCCGTGCAACTGATGCTGATACATATGTAATTGACAGTCCTAATGGGTTAAGTGAAGGCTCCACAGTATACGTTCAGTCTGGTAATACCGGAGCCGGTGAGACCTACACATGTAATACTCAAGGTACGATTACTTTTGGTTCGACAAATATTAGTTTTGCTCAGATTAGCTCTGCTCAAGTTTACAGCGCTGGTACGGGGTTAAATCTCACTAATTTATCTTTTAATATTTCAAACACCACGGTCGTTTCTGGTCTTTATGGTGACTCTGCTAATGTAGCGGTAATTGAAGTCAACGCTCAGGGACAATTAA